GAATAAGTTATACGGGTCGTTACTTTCATCCTCTTTAAGGTACGAAGGAATAGTGTTAGTAAGTATATTAGCATTTTGAGCATCATATAATACTGCGTCTTGTAACTTAGTTGTATACCATAATGTTGCTTCTGTGGAGTCAGATGTTTGATTTATATACGGTTTTTCATCATTTGACTTAGGCCATGAATTAGATCCACTTTCATAGTATAGACTCCTTTCATAGTGGTCAAAGTTATTTACTACTCCGTTTAGCAAATTCTCGTAATAATCCCTACTACCTGATACACCCGAAGAGTTATATGTTGCTCCTGTGTTATTTATTATATCTAAATTTGACTGATAAGATTCTAATAAATCTACTTTATATTTAAAATTACGTAACCTCTCTTCTATTGAGGAAAAGTTAATAAAGTTACTAAACTCTGAGTAATCTATTCCAAGTTCTGCTCCTTTTTCGTTGAATAGTGAATTTAATTCTCTATTACTATTTCCGTTAGGAAAACTGAATAATTCGTTATAGTTAAAGTATTCTGATGGCTCAGCTGTCTGTTCTTCTACTCCTATGTTGAAATTTGCTCCTCTTAAAGTTGGTATAGGAGGTTCTTCTTCTATTACAGAAGTATTTATTTCATATGCTAAAGAATTAGATATCTTCTCTACTACTGAGAACGTGCTATACACTTTAGTAGAAGATTGTAGAGGTTCTGCTAACTTGACTACTAATGCAGTTGTACCTCTAAATTCCCTAGTTCCTATATTGACTATAGGGTAAAATTCATTAACACTACTGTATAAATGTATATCTAGGTTATAGGTAGAGTTTTCTAATCTGTTTTCTAATCGATTAGCTAGTACACCTACATCTATCGCTCCTAGACTAACGGGGATTAATCTCAATTCTCTCCTATCAGGAGATATACTCTCTAATGAAAAAGTTGAATTAGTACCCTGTATTTTAAAGGGATTCCTTAAGAAGTGGTATAGAGCTTTTACTTCTGAACTATCATTATAATATGCTTTATAATCTTCTAGTGGATCTATTGATATTTCTGAGTTACCTTTGACTGATGTTTTTGAATCTCCAGATAATACAGAATAGTTTGTATAGTTACTGAGGGAAAGTAGTTTTGTATTATCTAACGTATAATAGGATAATTCAATAAAATCCTCATTAGGAATAAAAGTACTTGGGATTGTTACTTCTTCTAAGTAGTTTTTTAAATTTTCATCTGAAATGACATCTAATTCTAATAGAGTGTCTGGGTCTATTTCAAATATGTCATACTTTATTTCTACCATAAGTTATAGTTGATTTTGTAGATCGAAAATTTGTTCATTAGCATTTAAAAGTTGTTCCCTAAGTTGAGTAATCTCATCCAATAGAGGTTGTATGTCATCTGTATTTTTATCAAAATCTGCAATCTCAGAGCTTTTTTCCAATATATAACTATGAGATTTATCAACGCCTTCTATAGGTATGGAATAAAATAACTTATCGTATAATCTGAATAGTTCTTCTACTGTATCTAATTCTAGGTCTTCCTCCTCTTCTTTGAACGTATTAAATTCTACATCTAAAGATGTACGAATCTGTGCTCTTTTATATGACTGTCTCTCTATCCTTACTCTTTCTTTAGCCATTACGAACAATTTTAAATATATTACGATTATCGCTTACAACGTTACTTCCTCCTACTTCTGTTTTTACCAATATACGATAAAATCTTTCAGGTTGCAACCCATCCATGTAAATATCAAAGAATGAACCTTCTGGATCACAACTAATTTTGGTGAAGTCTGTACTAAAGTCAACTACCATTTCTTCTGTATTTTCATCTCTCAATCCCCAATAGGATGCAGATGGTAGTACGTAGTTGTCTAAGTATACTGATGATGTTGTAAATCGTCTTGTAGGGTATTGAGGTTTTGCTGTAATTCTAAATCTCTGCTTACCTTCATCTGCGTATTCACCTTTATTATTTTTAATATCTATTACAGACATATCCGTATCAAGTACAGATAAAGTCCCTTGATCATATACCCTATCATCCCAACCGAATTCTAAGACTGGTGGATATATTGTGTTTGTATCTTTACCGAAGTATTTTAATTTAATTGTTGATGTAGTGTTGTGTTCTAAGTCTTTATGCAATTTTATTATAAACCCCTTATTACTTAATGTACCTCCGTACATCTGTTTTATAGCAGGAGTTACATTTATATCCATATCATGAGTTGATGACATGTTATGAGTCTGTATAAATTCCATTGACTCGGCGTTTGATGCAGTATACCAGTTTCCTCCTCCTTGTTTACCATCTATAAAAGAAGCAGTAGTATATTGAGTAAAATTAGATAAGTTCCAACTTGACTGTAGATTTGATTCTCTATATGTCCAACTTGTTCCTGATGTATTTATCGGGATATCTCCAAACTTACCTATACCGTTGTCCCAATTAGAAGAGCCGTTGGTATGTATAGGGTAAGCGTATAGTGTATATTCTGTTGGTAGTTCAGTTGCACTTGCAAGATACATTTTTATACTTGAACTCATCGAGTTAAGTGCGGATGGAGTTACTTTGTTTAGTATCACATCTTGTATCTCTTCATCAGAAAACTTAGTTAATATACGGTTAGTTTGCCCTGTACCGTCTAAAGTGCCAGGGTACCCTGCTATCTCTATAATCTCATCTTTACCGGCATTACTAGTTAGTTGCTCTGTATATATGAATGTGTCTTTCTCTGGAAATATTCTGTAAATTGCCATATTATAGTACTGTTGTTCTTCCTTTTATATCTTGATTAGGAAACTTTAATTCAAATATCATTGTATCGTAAGAAGGATATACTACGTTGTTTCTAGTAGCTCCTTTGATATCGTATGCATATTCTGAGTAGTTACCTCCTTGTTTATTTACTATCTCTACTTTGCTTACTGTCTGTACTCCTGTCACTTTATCTAATAGACTATAGATTGTAGATATATTTACCGGTTGATTTATGTTCCACTTAGTTATCTTGAAAAAATCTTGAAGTGCATTATTGCATTTAAGTAATACGTCTCTACTATTAAAATTAGGTCTTACTAAAATATCAAAATTTACTCCAATATTAACTACAAACGCATCTTTTATATTAAGTGCATCTGTTAATGGCATATAATACGCCATATATGTCTTTAAATTATCCTTTAAGGTTTTAGAAGCGGTAATTAAGTGTTTATCATTATTAAAAGCTAAAACGTACATAGATAGAGCTAGCGGATTAGTATCTATTATAGAATCTGTAGTAGATCTTGTACTATTCAACTCATCGTGAGTAACGAATACTTTTCCAATTGTTCCAAATTTTGGGTCTAAGGAAAGAGCTCTTACTGTGTAATCTTGAAGAGTAACTGTTCTTTTTTGTTCTGAGAATGCTCTTAATGTATTTTGTCTTATTTCTTCTATAGAATCTCCATCTTTACCTCCTGTTGCTGCTTGTTCATTATTAAAACTCAATGTTCCTGCGTATTGGTCGTCTACTGCAGTGGTAGTTGCACTGTACCCTGTTAGCGTGTTTGCAGGAACGTTAGCTTCAATTCCGCCTCCAACTAAGTACTTTATAGTCAATGTAGTATTAGATGGAGCTAATCCATAAGTACCTGTATATAGGAAATTAGAAGGGTCAAATGCCTTATCTAAATTACTAATACCTTGCTGTGTTCCCATTCCTACGTTTGTAGGATTTGGGGTAAATGTTTCATCACTTGCTCCAACTGTACCTGCTCCGAATTGGACTAGTAGTTGACCTTTAGAATTAAACCTTGTAACAAACCTTTTAGGAACCTTCTGTAATAACAGGGTATTTGGGACTTTATCTACATCTGAGCTTATATTTGCCTGGTCTACAAAAACGGTATCTTGTCCAAGAAAGGGAACTTCGTACCATTTATTATTACCTGAGCTAGAGTTATCTTCTATTTCTAGAATACCAATTATATTAGTATCCTCTACTGTGATAGTTGTAAATTTGTTAGCAGTAGTAAATGTTTCTGATATAGATTTTACAGTGCCGGAGAAGGCTTTTATTTTTTTACTTAAAGTAAACTCTGATGGTATCCCTTCTGTTAATTGGCTGATTACTATATCGGTAGGATCATATGAACTAGAGTAACTAAAATCTATTTTATTTTCAATAAAAAAGTTTGCTCTACCTTTCGATGTAGAGGTTACAGTAGTATTTTCATTTACTACAAGTGCTTGGTTCCAGTTAGGTCCATTTGTTGTGGGATCAGCGCCTATGTTTTGAGATACTGTTAGTTCAACTTCAGAAGCATTTGTTACTTTAGGTCTGTACCCCATCATGTACGCCATGGAGTATAAATTACCTGGTTCTTTAGCGTATTGTAGAAAAGTCTCTTGTAGTTGAGTGTCTTGGTAGAATGATAAAATATCTCCTACGTAAGCAGCCATCTCTATAAACATCATTCCTGGTGATGTAGGAGAAAAGTCGTTGTAAGAATCAGGGAAGTAGTTTTTTGCAAACTCTACTAACTCTTGTTTATAGTCTGAAAATTCTCTTGAAACGTATTTTATATCTCTTATTTCTGCCATTATTGTTCAAAATTTATTACTACCTCGTCTTGTATGTTTGTGTTTTTGATAGAATACTTTAGGGATAATGTAACTGTATTTGAATCAGGTGTCCCAATAACTTTAAAATCACTAGGTACTACAGTGGGAAAATATTCTGATAATCCTGCTCTTACTGTACTTTTTACCCTATCCACCATATTCTGGTTTATATTTTCAAACATTAGGTTTCTAATAATAGTGCCGAAGCTTGGATTCATATACCTCTCTCCTTGCCCGGTTAAAAAGTAGTTAATTATATTAGTTCTAATAGCATCTTTAGTCATATACGTAGAATTAAATACAGCTGCTCCAGATAGAGGTAATGATACCCCGATCGCTTTCCTTGGCTGTAAATCTAATGGATTTATTCTTCTGCTATTAAATGCCATACTTATGCTACTCCGTGTTTTTGTTTATCTTTTTCTATTGACTTATTATATACTGATCCTGCTTTTTTAACAAAATCAAATTGAGAAATGTCTAAGCCTGGGGTATTTCCGGTAGGACGTGTCATACCCATCTGATTAGCCATTGATGTTGCAAAATTAGGTTTTTGTACCATATCTGATGTTCCTGTATATACGTTTTTGTACTCTTCAGGAGTCATACTTGCTTTGGTTTGTTCTAACATCTCCATTATTGGATTGGTTGATGTAGGTACTTGTTTTTCAACTTGAATAGTCTTAGTTGGAGTACTGACGCTGTTTGATGGTGTACTCGCTGCTTTTACTGCTTCGTTCATTACTTCTTGTAACTCCTCCTTAACAGCTGATCTGACTTCTTCTCGTATTATATTTCTTAATTGATCGAGTTTCATAATTATAAATAGTTAGTTTATGGAAGTTGTTTGTTTATTCTAAATTTTAATTCTTCTATTAGTATAGATGTATCAGCACTAAATGATGGCTGACCTCTTAATATTATTACTCCTATGTTGTCTTTAGCAACTGCTAACCTTCTTGGAATAGGTCCGTCACCTTGGTTATCTTCAATAACCGCTATTTCATATACCTTTCCTGAATCTGATTTAAATCTATAACTATCATCAGGGGTTCCTTCTGAACCTGTATTTTCCAGGGGTTGTACCTTATTTAAGAGGTCTCTTAATTCCTTTTTTTCTTCATCAGATATATCTCCAGATGTTAAAGCATCTAAGCAATTCTCTGATTTAATGTTTACGTTTG